TATTTGCTTTGCGAAGGGCCAATTTATGGATTAGTTGATCAATTTGGCAAAAAAGTTTACGGTCTTGATATGTTAAAGGGAATTTATTTAAATAAAGTTCCTGTCATGAACTATGATGGAAAATATAATTTTAGAAGCGTAGTAATGGAAATAAACCTCGGAACTGAAAATCAAAAACCTTTGGAGAACTTCAAAAATGTTTATATATGGAAGCCAGCTAGTTTTAAATTACTAGGCCCAATAGTCGTTAATAATGCTGGAATAGCAGGATCTCCAGACCATAGACAAGATCCAAACAATGGTTCCATAAGAGATTTTACAGGTTGGGCAACTGGCTGGCCTACAGAAGCTAAAGATCCATTTGTATACACGCATCATATAAAAAATAAAGATGTCAAAAAAATTAGATTAAGTTTAATTATTGAATCTTTATTTGATACAGTTGATAAAGGTTCTGGTCCTGGGCAGCAAGGCAAAATGGGCATGAACAGATCAACAGATTTAAGAATATCTGTAACTTGTGGAGTTGAAGGCAGCAACAAAATAATTGTAAAAGAATATTCTATATTTGGAACAGTTACAAGCCCATATGCCTGTATGCTTGGAGAGCCACTCGGGCAATTCAATTCAGCATCTTACGTTGGTTCTGCTTCTTCGACAGGTGGAGCCGTATTGAATACAAATTCAATAGTAGCTGGAAGTAGAGGCGCAAGATTAGTGGGAGTATCTGGGGATACAGTTTTAGCTGACGTTATAACCAAAGTACAAGAGGTCTAATATGCCATTACAAAAAACATATGAGGAGGTTATGGCTTCCCAAATTAATCCTAGAAATTATTCTGCGGTATTGCCTATTATATATAATTTAAGAAAGCGTGAAAAGAAAGACTATTTTCCATCCGCTCCAGAAAGAATTATTTATAGTCCTGGTGTAGTTGGAGATGGAGCAGCCGCAGTGTTCAATACAATATCTAATTCAAGTTGTGCAAGAGGTGGGACTATAACATTAAGTGGAACAGCTACTTATTTGTTAAGCGGAGGAGGCTCACACATTACTAAACCAGCAACAATGGTTGTTGCTCAGATTGATGTGGGTTTACAAAATGTAGATAAAAATTTAATTCCTTATCAAGTTTATGCAACTGGATCTGAAATTTCAGTAAATGGAGTTGGACAGTTTTCTTTTGTTATCCCAGCGGAGGTAACACAACAATTAAGTATTGGTACACACTATGTTTATATAGATGCTGCGTCTCCAGATAACGCTCCAGTAAGATTGTCTGCCAGTTCAACTCCAAGTGATCCAAGGGAAAAATTTTGGTACACAAGGACATTTACAATAACAGGTTAAAATTTATTATAATATAATGACTCCAAACGGCGACAATACAGAAGACGACACAATTGATACAAATATTGTTAGTCAAGCTGGGCTAATTACATCAAACGAACTTGTTCTTCCAGATTCGGAAAATGGAAGAGATAGATACATTACTATAGAAAAGAGAAGTCCAGAAACTATTTCACCTTTGGTAAAAAGAGATGTTTCATTAGATGGAATATATGAAGTTGTAGACAGAAACTTTTCTTATCCATTAACCGCGCATGTTGGATTAAAATTTGATTCTAGAACATTTAGCAGTATCCCAGAAAGACAGTATGATGTTAAAATGAAGAAGGTTAAAGTGCCTTCTAACTATTTTCCTCTTGGTGGTAATGGTTTAGATAGGAGATATGTTTTTGCAAATCCAGATTATCCTGCAAATCCAAATACTCTTGATGTTATATTCATGGTTGACCAAAACATGAATGAACGAAGCAGAAAATTATTAAGAAGAAATTTAAAAGAGTTTATCTTTAAACTTGTTTCTGGCTATACTAATGTAAGATTTTCTATATGGCAAACAGCAGCAAATAATACTAATTTCATTGTTAATGAAGCAACAAAAGAGACCATAAATAATTTTACATATTATTCTTCAAGTAACTTTTCTGAGATGGAGACGCCAGATTCTACCGGCGCAAATCAAACAAATTTAATTAAATTACTTGACGATGCCCTAGCAGCATCTCCTTTATCGCCTACAGTCGATCCTTCAGAAACAAGTATTGCGAATTTCTTTTTTAGAAAAACCCAATTTAGTATAACGGATGAAGTCGGTAAAGCTGGAGAAGAAGCTGTAACAGAAAAACTTTGGGTCAATACTGTTAGAAAGGTTATATATTTTTCTGGTCATATCCCAGAAGTAATGGCTCCAGAAACTTATCAAATCTCATTGAACAGAGCGAGAGAGGCTGGAATTCAATTTTATTATCTCCACGCTGATCCTGATTTTTCTGGCACTAGAACTTTAAGGGAATTAGCTGAAGACACTGGAGGTGCAAAATTTAATCTCGCCAGCGATTCTGATATAAAGTTACAACAATTCTGCGATAGAAACTTTTATGATAGTAATAAAATTTATTACGGAGATTGGGATGGCACATTTAAATTAGCTTGGACAGATAATCCAGCTTGGATTTTATATGATATTGTCACTGATTATAATTATGGTCTTGGTAATTATATTGACAACAGTTCAATAGATAAATGGACTTTATATGATATTGGTAGATATTGTGACGCCGTAGATGATGATGGCAGATTTAGAGGCGTTCCTGATGGCAAGGGCGGTCTTGAGCCAAGATATACATGCAATATTATTTATTATAATAAAGACGAAGCATACAATATCCTTAAAGATGTTGCGGCAATATTTAAAGGAATTATATATTGGAACACTGAAGGTTTTTCATTCTTCGCTGACAAGAAAAAAGATCCAATCATTTATTTTGCCAATGTTAATGTTAAAGATGGAGCATTTGTATATACTGAAACAGCTAAAAACAAAAGATACACAAGTGTAGAAATAACTTACAACGATAAGTACGATGACTTTAAAACTAAAGTTGAATTCATTGAAGATGTCGATGGAATAAGAAATTTTGGTTTAAATCCATTTAAAGTTAATGCTGCTGGCTGCACTTCACGATCAGAAGCAAGACGAATTGGTAGATATATTATATGCAGTTCAATGTTTGAATCTGATACCGTTACATTTACCGCAGGATTAGAGGGCGCATATCTACAGCCAGGAGACATTTTTGGAGTAAGCGATGAAGTAAGAAACGTAGGAAGATCATTTGGAAGAATACTTGAAGTAGATGAAAATGCCAAAACAATTAAAATTGATGGAGAATTTCATCCAGATTTAGCTTCTGGTATATATATTCATATTCCTTCGGGTAACTTCTCTGTTTCAGATTTAAATTCATTAACTGGAAGTGACGGAGGATTTACTGGAACGCTTGAGCAAATTAGAGCTAGAAGGCAAAGACAAACACGAAAATTTAATTTACATACTGTTGTTGATAATTCTTATGGGGCCACATTAACACTTACTGGTGATTTTCTATTGCAGTCAGTAGTAACTGACGTTTATCCAGTAGAGGGTAGAATATCTGGGGCGTCATATACTGGTCAAACTATTTTAACTGGAGAGGTTTACTATTTCCCAGAACATACTGTAGCAACCGGCAATCCTAAATGGGATTCATTAACATTCTCTAATGTATCTGGAGTTTTATCAGATTTGGAGATTGATATTAATTTTTCTGGTATCGATGGAACTGGTCAAGTAATCGGTTCTGAACCTAATTGGACTTGTTATATTTCTGGATCAAATGGTATAGTTAATGTAGATGGAGTTCAGAGAGGAACTACGGCATCAAACTTAACAGCCATAGCTTTAAATTCCGCTGGAGCTTTTGTTGCTCAAAGTTCAACTAGTGCATCTTTAGCGGATATAGGCTCATTTATAGAAGGAAGAAACAATGGAGAAGTGATTGTAATAGTATCTAATGGAAGTCCAATTGCTTGGCAGACAGCTGTACCATCTGTATTTGCATCTTATGCTGCTACAGAAATTTATAAATTAGGCGCTGATAGTGCTACTGCTGGTAGTTATTTAGCCGCTTTAATAAAAAATGATACAAGCGCCAATAATAGCAATTACAGAATACTTGAGCGTGCATCTAAAACTTCAAATGATACTGGAAGTTTAGTATTTACTTATAGAGATCTTCTTGCCTTTACAAGATTAAGACCATATTACACATTTGTTCAAGCTGACTTTGGTAATCGCGCCGAATCAAATTACGAAGAATGGCAATCTGGCAGAGAGTATGCAGTTGGTAATATTATCAAGTATAATTCAGAAACTTATATTTGCACAAAAGCTCATACAAAATCAGCTTTAGCATTTACTAGTGATTTTATTGATGGTAATGCCGCTCAGTCAAAATGGTCAAAAGGTAATTCTTTAGGATATTATACAGTTGGAATGCCAAAAGGATTTTACGGATCTGAAAAAATATATACAAATTCAGCATTAACATCTACCCATGTATCTAATGCTTTTAATGCTCTTGGTTTAAATGTTTATGTTGGAGGTGGAACTTTGGGCCAAAGTGATTTAAGATTACTTGCCCAAGAAAATGGAATTGGTTATAGCGGTTTGATATACGGAACTGGATATGAAAAAGGATTTTATAATCTAACCGTAGATACAACTCCTAAAAATCTTGATTTAATATCAGAAGGTTCTCTTTATGTTTTGAGTGGCTCTGGAATAGAACCGAAACTTTATAAAACTATTGCGACAAAAGAAGAAGAGGCTAATCAATATTCTGTTGTAGGAATAGAATATTTGCGCGACAAAGAAGAATTCATCGAAAAAGATATGATGGATACTTCGCCTAGCTATTATGTTCAAGGGCCATACGATGTAGTCGTCAAGCCAAATCCTCCATCTGGAATAGTTAGTGTAAGCGGATATGGAGGAACTGGAGTCCATATTATTTGGTCAGGCACAAGTAGCCCAATTGTAGGCTACAAGGTTTATGTCAGTAGACCAGATTATTCAACTCTTGGAGATGAATATGATTCTATAACTGATGCTTATACGGTAGCTTCTGGCATAACTACATTAACTGTTCCAATAAGCGGAGCTTATGGTCAATATGATTTTGATGTTTATTCTCAAGGGGTTTTATATAAATTATTATCAATTGACGCTGCCCAAACTGGTGCAATCATATTGCCGAGTGCGACCTTAACTGGTCAAGGAGGTTATACTATAACTTCAACAATACCAAGTGGCTTTACAATTGATACTGCTGATAAAAATTCAGTTAATTATCAAATCGCTCATTTAGGAGGAGGACTTTATGCTGGAGCGGGAGTTGGCAACTTTACATCTGCGGATGTTACCTTCAGATGGAAATATATAGATCCTACTGG